ACAACGACGACAACGACGACAACGACAACAACGACTGACAACGACTGACAAACTACGTTTCTTTTGTCAGTCGCCCACCAATGCCCACCCTACCGGATCCCTACCGGATCCCTACCGGATCCCTAGCGGATGCCGGTTTGCGGATCAAAATACGGCGTAACTTAGCGACTGACATATTCCGATTTTGTCAGTCGTTTGTCAGTCGCGCCCACCTTTACCCACCAGAACGCCCACCAATGCCCACCTCCGCCGGACAAAATACGTTGAGTTTGTCCGGCGGAGGTGTTGCATCGTTGCATGCAACAGTCGTGCAGCACCGACTGACAAACGTGTTTTGTCACCGGATCCCTAGCGGATCCCTGTTCGCATATCAAAATACGGCGTACCTGCGGGTGTAGCTGCGGGTTTTCCTGTACCGGCAAAAAGTCGTTACGGCTCAAAAAGTCGTTACGGATTTGGGCGGGGCTAGGCATCGACCCGGCTAATCGAAAGCCCGCACAAGGCATCCTCGACTCCCAATTTCCCACACATGGCACTGGAAACGCCGAGGATCGCCTGTGTCGCATCCGCCTTCAAGGCATGACGCGACACACATAACAGCACAGAACAACCGTCTGGACGGCCATCACCGCCCACAAGACCGCTGCCGTGTGACGGTATCTCCGTCGATCCAGCTCGCAGAGTGTGACAACAACTGTTGTCAAACTCACGTGCTTGATCACCACAAAAATCCTTACGCCGCCCCACTCCATCAGCGACTTGGCAAGAGGGTTCAGCTCAACGTCGATCAGGAACTCTGCGTCCCTAATGCAGAACCACACGTCCAGACCAGACACGCACGCGACGTAAAGCAACGCACACCACAACGCCCATCTCATACACGACTCGCCTCCATGCGAAAACGGAATTTTACCACAGTAAGTCCTTACGACAAAAAATCCTTACGCGGTCACTCGTGCAGAGTTCCCCCCCGCTTCCGCCGCTTCGCCCACTCCAGCTCGGACGCCCGGTCTTTGCACAGGTGCATCTTCTCGCGGTAGTAGCAGACCAGACTGATCCGCTCCCACGGCGGCGTACCTCTCGGAGTGGTGTTGCCATGCCACTCATGCACGTCGGCCAGCAACAAGTCTCGCGTTCGCATATCGAAAGCCACCACCGGATCGAAGCCGGGGAACGCAAGGTAGAACCCCTCATACTCTCCCGCTGCAAATGCGGTCATCACCCCGAACCCGTCAGGGAAATCCCCGTTGTCCCGGTGGACCGCAGTCTGGAAATTCTTGTTGACCGTGATGGTGGTGAACACCGTCCCCTTGATGATCCAGTCAGGCTCAGTCGAATCACACACGGCCTGTTGTGCCGCCCACCGATCCGGCGTGAGTTCCCTGAAGTGATCGTCGATAGTCTGGAGATAGGGAATGGCGGCTGCGAATTTCTGGGGATGCTTCGCGGTGTATGCCGTCGTCCGGCAAAACGGTCTGCGAGCTTCCCGGTCGTAGAACCCCACGATGCCGCTCGTCGTTCCCGTCGCCGCCCGGTTCGTCTTCGACGGAGTCCCATCCAAACGGACATAGGTGACGTTCAGTTGGTCGTTACGGCTCCCACCGGCCAGACCACGGTTCGTCTGGTCGGTCCGGTACGCCGCCCCCTTCAGCCCGTGGTACGCACGCCGGGTTTCCGAAGCACCCATCAGCTTCTTGCGGAACCTAGCCAGCAACGTCCCGTCCGGCTTGTAAACGTCCGCCGACTCCGAGATGACCAGATCCACGTCCGACTCATCCAAGAGCTTTCCCGGCAGACCGTCGTCACTCACACGGGATGTCAGGTGCAACTCACGCATCGTCACCGGCTGCGATCCGCATGGCTCGGTAGACGGAGTCGCTGATGTTGTCCAGACCCAGACGGTCACGCAACTTACGCTCCCAGAGGTTGAACTGCTCGTGCTGCTCCGGCGACAGGAAGACCTGCACCAGACGTATCGTAGACGTGGGGACCACCTCAACCTCGGGAAGCTCGTCGTCGTCGTCTTCACCGAAGTCCGGCTCGGGAACCGCGTCCGACAGTATCTTGTTCAGTTCCTCATCGGTGAAACCGAGTGCGTCGAAACTGATGCCAGCATCCGAAGCGTCCTCGATCGCCTCGGCCAACATCGGAACATCCCACTCCGAGAGTTCCGCCACCCGGTTGTCTGCCACGGCAAAGGCGGTCGCTTCCTCCGCTTCCAGCCCGCTGCTGTACACGGCGATCTCTGTCCAGCCCAGCAGCTTCGCCGCACGCAGGACACCGTTGCCTGCCCTGACGACGTTGTCCTTGTCCACGATGATCGGCTTCTGCTGACCGAACCGCTTGAGTGAGCCGATGATGGCATCGAGGTTTCTCCGGTTGTGCGCCCGCGCGTTGCGAGGGTCGAGCGTAAGACCGTCGATGGGGACGATCTGTACCGAGGACGGCTCAAAAGTCGTTACGGCTTCCGGCATCTCCACCCCTCCTGATTCCGAACCGACCCGCTAAGACAGATGCAGGTCGGAAACTGTTCTGACTTCTATCACGGGGACTTCCCAGTCCTTCGTCTCCCGCTGACGACGCCAGCGTTCCTCGGTCCATCCCTCGCGTATCTTCGCGCACTCCTCGGCTATCTCCTCGAGCGTCGGAATGTACCTCTCAGTGCCCATGCGGTTCCCTCCGCTAATACACCGCGACGACCGCGTGGCCGTCCGCCACCATCTTCATGTTGAGGTTGACCGGGTTGCCGTCGCCATCCTCGCCGATCAGGTCAGCGAGGTAGCGTCCGTACTTGCCCTTCTTGTCCTTGTGCGTTCTCACGACGATGTCCCATTCGCCCTTGTGCCGATACCTCACCAGCAGGTCGGCGAGGTGCTGGGTCGCCGCGTGCCCGGCCACCTTCTCTGGCCCGCGAACCTCGGGCGTGTTTATCCCGAACAGCCGCAGCCGCTGACGGGTCGTGATCGCCATACCGAGGTCGATGTCCACGTCCACCGTATCGCCGTCCACGAGCCTGACAATCTTCGCTCGCCGGATGTAATCGTCACGAGCCATCTCTCCCTACCTTACGCCGGAGCGTCTCGATTATGAACATGGTCGCCGCCGTCGCAGCCCCGGTCCCGGCAATCGCCCGTCCCTCGGTCTGGTCAAAGTCGCTCGCTGTGAACCAGAGGATCGCGGTCAGCGCGGCAAGACCGCTCACCCAGTACAGGAAAGGCCATAACTGAGAATTGCGTGGCGGTGCCCTCATGCTGGCGATCCTGAAACTGCCGACCCGAACAATCGGCCAACGTCATCGGCAATCCGCTTGACCGCTTCCCGGTCGTCTACGTGTTCGACCACAGACCGCACCAACGCCTCACCCATTGCCAGCGCGCGTTCTGTTGTCATGACCTGTTGCAGGTCTACCATCCGCCGCCATTCACGAGAGGCTATCCTGCTCTTGCGTTCAACCAAGCTGGCAACCTCGTCAACCAGTTCGCCGAATGCCGCACCCTCGCGGACAGCGGTCACCAGTTCGGACAACAACTCGCCGACCCTCGCGCGGTCGCCGACCCGGTTAGCCTCGGTTATCTTGTCCGCCGTCTTGTTGAGCTGCTTCCACCACACATTTGATACGCCGTGTTCGTGGAGCCGCTCGACCCGTTCAGCGATGATCGCTTGCAGCAACGCCACTTCTCCACGCAACTCACCTAGAGACGGGTCTGCTTCCGCTTCGGCGTACTTCGAGGCTAGTCCCGTCGGGATGTACTTGGAATAACGGCCGTGTTTCCAAGATCCGTTTGCCGGTCCAATCGGCGCAGCCCCACCATGAAAACGGCATTTCATCCGTCCGCGTTCGGCATACCGTCGGCACGGTTCACCGTCTCGCCTCACCCCGCCGTTTTCACCACATCGGATCGCGCTCATTCATCAGGCTCGCCCAACCCCAACCGATACTGCGTGTCACTGTCCGATGGCGTGACCACGTCCGCAGCACCCGACGACAGATTAGCAAGTAGCCACGGCATCGCCGACCCCAATGCGATCCCGCCACCCAACAAGCCAGCACCCATAGCCAGCTTCGCCAGCGTCCCCATCCCCGCCTTGGGATGATTCACGATCGTCGGGGAGTTCCAGTTGATCGCCACGTCTTCTGGCTGCTCCCAGTTGTCGCCGAGATGCTTACGCAGTTGAGCCTGACCCATCGCCATCGCATGGCGGTTCTGGCGAGACATCTCCTCCAACCCCATCAGGTTCGCCATCCCGTCGATCTCTGCGAAGGTAGGCGGCGATCCGTTCATGGTCGCCGGACCAGAGGACGTCGAGCCACTCGCTGTGGCCTCTATCCCTCCGGTCAGATTCGCTACGCCACCAGTCAACAATCGACTGCCCCACATCAGCTACCCGCTGCGGCTGGTGCGGCTGGCAACTGCTGGATGCCGGGGAACATTCCCGACGACTTGAGCTGCGTCTGCATGTTCGCCTGACCGTGCTGCTCCAGCAGGTTCTGGGCCGTCGCACCGATCAACTGCAACTTGAGCTGCCACAGTTTGGCTGACTCCTCGGAGACGTGGGCGATATTCGCATTGAACCGCGTCTGGACTTGGGCCAGTACGTTGCCGGTCTGCGCAAAGTCTTGCTCCATCTGGATCTTGATCTGCTCGTTCATCGTGTCGCCCTCGCTTTCATGATTGGTAGGATCAGCTTGATTGGTGTCCCAAACGGGTACTTCTGTTCAGCAACGACTGACTTGGTCTTGGGGTCAAGCACCTGAACTGTAACCGGAGTCGACATGAGCCTGTCGATCAATTTACGGTTAGACGCGAGTTCCTGACGTAAGGCGGCAATCTCAGACGGGTCGGCGTTCTTTCCGTCAGCTCCCGGCGAACCCGCCTCACCGGCAGCACCAGCCGGACCCGCCCCGCGGCTACGCACAGCTTTCCACAGCT